TTTGGGTAGGAGATGTGCATTATGATAAATATAACGTCATTCAACCGTGTTTATGATTCGGTACAGAAAACATATAACAATCATAGAGAAGGGACTTGTTTATCAACAGATACAAAACCTACTGATTGGGATAGCGGGTCAATATTAATGGAAATAGATACTTCTAAAGTATATATTTATGATGCAGAAAATGAACAGTGGAGAGAATGGTAATGTTTGATATTGTCTCTTATATTCTCGGCAAAAAATCGGGAGAAAAAACTGTAATTCTTGATTCAGATGATTATACTTTTTCTGATGATGGTAGTGGTAACGTAGAAATAAAGGAGGTAAATGATGGCGAATAAGCCTCTTAAATCAATAAAGTTTCCAGGCTTGCCGGATACATACACTATTGAAGGTCTTTCCAGTAATGCAAAAGCGGCGTTGCTCAACTGCTTTGCTCATGTCGCATGGATAGATGGGCACGGGCAGGATTATTACGATGCACTTGAAAGTGCTTTGTATGGGTCTGAACCGCAGTGGGATTATGAATGGGATGCAAGCAGTGGCGTACTTCCAACTTATATGACCGCAGACTATTATGATTTTACAACAGAAAGTGGTGCAATGTTTGTAAAAACACCAGTTCTTGACTTTGATTATATAGGGAACTGTAAACTGCAAATCGAAATGAAAGCATATTCTGAAAATAGAGACGGACAATACGTGTTTGCCAGCAATAATAATCCGCAGATTTTAATAAAAAATGTTGTTGTGGACACTAACCAATTCCGTGGAATAAAGATAATAATGGATTCCAATTTAGGAACATCTTCAGAACATGGGATGGTCGCAGTCAGTGTAAATGGTGCTAATTCTTTGATTCCAGAAACAAATAGCAGTGTATATCATCTATACGAACTGACTGCCGAAAACAATTTTTACACAGTAAAGATAGATGAGGCGCCAGTTGCAATAACACAAAACACAAATACATCTGCTTATTATGGGCGCACCGGAATAAGCACGGCCGCCGCATCGAACCCTCCGGGTTTTTTGGGGGCATTTATCAAGTCCATTAAATTCAAACGTCTTTGATTGGAGGTAGAATATTGTGTCTGTTTATTCCAAAGGCGGCACTGCAACGGATACCGCTTATAATATCAGCGGAAACGTGTTACTAAGCGCATTTGACCTTGAAAAAAACGATTTACTGAGTGGTCTTGAGGACATTGTTCCGGGCAGGCTCTTGGTTTGGCATGACGAGTTTGATGGTTCAGTTGTTGACAGTCAGAAGTGGGAGCATTTGTATGGATATTACACATCATATAGGTACTATATGTACCAGAACAATTTGGCGAATAATGCTTTTTGCCAAGATGGGAACCTTCATTATAATAATAAAAAAGACTCCGATGTGCCACTTTCGGACTGGACTGGTGCTTTCATCTGGACAAATAACCTATTTGAGTTCCGCTATGGTTTGATTGAAGCAAAAATAAAATTTCCCGATAACTCGTCATATCATTCAACACTGTGGACAATGGGAGCTGGGTATGAAAGGATATGCTATCCAGATGCGATTGCGGATTCTTCAAAGGGGCTTACATGGGCAACGTGCGGAGAACTCGATATAGCAGAGGCAGATAATGGGACGGTTACATCGACAAAGATTTGGAAAGACAGCGGTGGACAAACCGTATATAGAGGTCAAGCTACTATTACAGAAGATGGGGCTAATTGGCATATATACGGCTGTGAGTGGACTGAGGATTATATAAAAGTTTATTGTGACAGAGTTTTGAAGGGGACGTTCGAAGTATCTGAAGCGAACGTTGGTACGTTTAACGCATTTCGGCGCCCACACTTTCTCATTCTGAATCAGTTGCCTCAATCAATAGGTGGAGGTGCGCAAGGGCAGGACTATCTTGAAACTCAAGTAGCGTGGGTTCGCGTATATGCTCCAGAAGGTGTTACGGAGATTATTCCTGATACTGCATTAACACTCGATTCTGCATCATTGTCTATGTCGGTTGGTGACACACATTTGCTTACAGGATTGTTTACACCATCGAATCCCACAGATATGACTCTAACGTGGGTTTCCAGTAATCCATCTGTTGCTATAGTTTATGGTGGCAAGGTGACTGCTCTTGCATCTGGAACTGCGACAATAACAGCAACCACCAAAAATGGGCACACAGCAATGTGTACTGTAAGTGTTATATAAGTAGAACCAGACCTGCGATGCACACGTACAAATCCTCGAAAACCGCTGTTTTGAGACTATGTATGGAAAGGAACAATAATGGCACTACGCTACTGTTTTGAGGAATCAAAAGTCCTCCGCAGCCTCAACACATCCAGATTCTACGACCTCGCAGTCATCGACACAGACGGGATAAGCACGGCGGCGATTAAAGCCGCCTGCGCCCGCAGGATGTTAATAAATAATTTGCTTTTTACCACATTTTAAGTTATATTAAAAGTGACAAAGCATAAATTATAACTTAAAGGCGGTACTACTATGAACATACTTGCTGTTATACCAATCATAATATCCATAATCACTCTTTTATTCAGCCTCTATGTATTTATTAGCAGTAATAATAAAACCAGCACAACAGAATTAACTACTGTAATAGTCAAACTTGAAAACATAGGTTCTGGTATTGCTGACATAAAAGCTGAGATAGGAACTATTAAAAAAGACCAAAGAGAGGACCACGATAGGCTTATCAGATTAGATGAATCTTTGGAAAGTGCTTGGCATAGAATAAACAGCATAGAAAAGAAAATATGTACCAAAAATGCAGATATATGATTTTACTGTTCCGGAACTTTACTGGGCGTAAAAAATATGATATTCTTTATATATAATAATATAGGAGGGAATATCATATGGGAGAGTATAAAGTTTATGCGCATATTACACCAAATGGTAAAATATATATCGGAATAACTAAATCTAATAAACCGAAAAATCGTTGGGGAGCGGATGGTACAGGTTATAAAGGCCAAAAATTATTCTGGAGAGCAATACAGAAATATGGTTGGAATAATATTCAACACATAATATTATTGGACAATCTTTCAAAAGAACTGGCGTGTGAGTGCGAAAAATATTTGATAGCTAAGTATAAAACCAATAATGCAAAATTTGGTTACAATCTAACATCCGGTGGCGAGGGTACAGTTGGTTATAAATTTTCTGAAGAGCATCGTAAAAAACAAAGCGAACGAATGATTGGACATACTGTGTCTAATGAAACTCGGAAAAAAATTGGTGTAGCAAATAGTATTGCATTAAAGGGTAGAATATTGTCAGAAGAGACAAAACAAAAAATTTCAATAGCACTGTCTGGCGAAAATCATCCTATGTATGGTAAAAAACAACCGATAGAAGCTGTTGAAAAAATGCGTCAAAAACAAATTGGTAACACCTATCATTTAGGACATAAGGTATCAGAAGAATCTCGTTATCGTATGAGCGAATCGCACAAAGGCAATAAAATATCAGAAGAAACGAAACAAAAAATAACAAAAAGGCGACTTGCGGCAATGGCTGACCCAGAAAAAGAAGCGGCTCGCCGTGAAAAAATAAGGCAAACACGATTGAAAAAGGGTATCGGTAAAGGTGTTTCGTGGTCAGATAAAGCAAGAGAAGCGCATAGAGTAGCAAATGAGAGAAGAAAAGCCGCTAAAGAAAATAACACAACTGTATGATTTTACTATTCCAGAACTTGATAAGCTACGAGAATTATGTAATTTCTCAGATGCGGAACTTGAATATTTTAATTTAAGAGCAAAGCATAAATCTAATGTAGAAATAGCATTAACTATGCATGTTTCAGAGGGTCAAGTATCAAAATTAGCCAGAAAAGTCAAAGATAAGATAAAGAGGATAATTAAATATTTGTAGAATTTTAGTAAAGTTTTTGAAGAGACTTCGTACAAGTTACGGAGTCTCTTTTTTGTTACGCTAAAAACATAAACGAGGTGAAAATTATGCAAGACATTTCTACGGAACTGCATTGGATTATGTTAGAGCATCACTGTTCACCGATGCAGGCTCTTTATATCTTATCTACTGAGGTAGTTAAAAATGGCGTACAGACTATACAATCCAAACCCGACACGAAAACTTGTGGGAGATTGTGTGATACGAGCAATCTCAAAGACACTGAACAAGCCGTGGGAAGATGTATATCTTGATGTGGTAATGCAAGGATTTTATATGCATGATATGCCATCTTCTAATGATGTTTGGGGAACTTATCTTTTAGAGCGTGGTTTTAAACGCTATATCATTCCCGACTCTTGCCCTAATTGTTATACAGTAAGACA